AATGGACGTGACCAACCGCTCGAACCAGCCTCGGGTCAGGGTGCTGAACAGCCGGCCCACGATGGAACCGGCTACGGCGTGCATGGCCACCAGCCAATAGCCGTATTTCTCGCCTACATACTCCGCCGCGTGCAGGGCGATGCGCTCGCCCATGTCCGTGTTGTAGTAGCGTGGGCGTCGAATCAGGACGGCAACGTCCTTGTCGGCCAGTTTCGATGATAGATTGCCCCGCGCAACGCCATGTGGGAACGCCTCAACCGTTTCATCCGCGCCGGTGACAATAAAGCAATGCGTCGGGCGCGGCACCTTGGGAAGGGCATCCCATTTGGTGAACCAACTGATGCCGGCGGAGACAAAGCTCGCCTTGGTCACGGTGAACCCGATGTAGCCTACGTCGTAGTTGGCGCCAAAGTAGGGCTTCTGCTCGGCAATGTTCATCAAGCTCATGGCGTGCGGGGGATGTTAGGGTGTGACGGCGGTGGCAGCGGCGGTTCCGGCGGCTTTGCCAGCGGTGGAGGCTACCGCATCCGAGATGGCGTTAATGATGTCCACCTGCGCCTTGCCGCTCATGCTGACCACATCCGGGTTCATCTTCACATCGAGCTTTTCAATGCGAAGGTGCATCTTTCCGGCTGGGTCGGCGGAGAGGTCAAGCCCTTGCAAGGTCGAATCCTTGGGACTGGACAAGGCAAACGGTTGTCCGCCAAGAGTGCCGCTGATGGTAGTCTTGGGCACCATGAGACAACCGCTGCCGATGAAGGCCAGCCCGAACAAAGTCAGGCACAGGCGCATGGTCATTCCTCCTCGGGTTCTTCCGGTTCCTCGGGTTCGGCGTCGGGAACGATGTCGTCCAGAGCCTGCGCCTTGGCCTTGAGTTCGGCCAGAGCGGTTTCGGCTTCCTCGGGCAGGTCAACGTTGTCCAGCGCGTCGGTTAGCTCATCAATCTTTCCATTGATTTCGCCAATCGCCTTGCTGAGTTGCGCGTTCACCGCTTCCAGTTCATTTTGCAGGTCACTAAGTTTAGCCATTAGTTCATCCTCGAATTGCCAGTCGGGGTTAGATTGGTCATCCGGCATGGACTGGCGCATACCGAGCAACAGCCCAACCGCAAAGACCGTTAACAGCAAACAGGCTGAAAAGATTGTGGTAGGGCAAAGAGCGTTCATGGGTGTCGTTGTTCAAGGGCCTTTTCCATGCGGGCCTGAGCCTGCCGCATGTTCTCGATATGAACGAGAATGGTTTGCACGTCCACGCGCATATCCTGAAGGGATTGCACCGTGGCCTCAAGTTTGTCCAGTCGTTTGTTGGCAACGGCGGCATAATCAGCCAGCGCACCGATGCCCCGCGATTCAATCGCGCTCAAACGGTAGCTGGTGTTCTGGATTTGAACGCCGTGCTCGGCAAGGTTTTTGCCGTGACAAATCACGGTGTTGCCCAACCAAACCAGGCCCGCAACCGATAAACCGCTGATAATGGTCTGCAACGTGTTCAGCCAGCCATGTTTTTCTGAATAGGAGCTCATTGTCGTTTGTCTAAGATGCGGCGCAAGTTCAACTGTTCCTGCCGCAAATTGTTCAGTTTGCCGCGCAACGCTGGCAACTTGGCTTCGTCGGTTTTGGGGTCGTCCACGGCCTTCTCAACGATGCGGATGGCCTCGGAGATTTCCTCCATGCGAGCGGTGGCGCGGTCAAGTTCGGTATCGTCAGGCACGTTGGTCAGCAGTTGGATGCCTCGGGCGCGACTGTCGTCAGAGTTGGCTTCGAGTTGCAGGCGGGCAATCTTGACCACGGCATCGGTCAGTTGGCAGAGAGCTTTGACGCGGCCCGGGTCGGTTCTACCGGCGGCACACTCGGCGGCTTCGTTGCACAGGATACGGAGCCAATCACCACTGGTTTTTACGGATTGTTCAGGCATAACGTGAATAAAACAAACAACGTATGATGAGACTTGTAGCGCGTTGGAGTTTGGCAACCAACGGTTCGTATGTGTCGGTTGAGCCAACAAGCTGCCGTTGTAAATCGCGCAGGAACCTGGTTTCCTCGAACGGA